TTTTTTATCGTAATCACTTTTTTTCTTTTTAATTATAAAATCGTTACGTTTTTCCTTTAAACATTCTTTACATGTTGGGTATAATCCGTCTGGTTTGCTCTTGTCATGGGTAAAACAATCTTCATTTTTATCTTCTTTACATGTAACACATTTTTTCATTATAATTATTTTAGTACATATAAATACATATTAATTCAATTTATGTTAATCATCCAGATAGTCCATTTTTTCGATGAAATAAATTTCCTTGAATGGTTTAATACCGATTCGTATTTCTTTAGTCGATAATCCAGTTTGCTCTTTCAAGAACAAAAGAATTTTATTCTTAGCAAATTTGTTTGTGACTCTTTTATTATATTTACCTTCTGGGGTATCTTCCATGAATAGTACATGCCAGTTTTTTAACACATTTATAATTGCATCACCAACAATAACTTCATTCTTCTTCATCGTTACATCATTTGGTGGATTGATTTTTTCTTCTATTTTAGCAACCACTGTATTAATCAACTGTTCAAATTGATGATGTGTTTCTGTTTCAAGCTCATAAGAGTATTCAACATTTTCATTTATTTCATCAATATAATCATCAAAAGAAAGATTTGTCTTCTTTTCGATGTAGCTTTTTTTACTATGATCTTTATAGTAGTTTCGAATTATTGTCTGACAATAACTATATGCTCTGGAGTTAAATATTCTATAATTATACTCATCTTCTCCAATTAAAGTTTTTAGTTTTTCATTCGCTTCTTCAATAAGAAAATATCTATAAATGTTTGATTTAGTCCATTTTGTAGTGCCATTTTTATTAAATTCAATAATAAATGGTCGATACTTAATCATATGTTCTATCAAGTGACTGCGAGCATTTGATTCTACTTCCACTATATCATAATTACCAATATGTATAGGATAACGTCTTAATATAGATTCGATCATTTTACGAAACGGCACTAACAGAATTTGATTATAAATCCTGTTTTTTCCTTCTGATGTTGTTCCAGTGATATAATCTATAACTGCCTGTTCTTCTTTCTCCGCAAAATATGGTACAACGACTTCTTCTTCATCAACTTTCTTTTTCATTTAATTATAAATTGACATAGAGATTATTTTTGAAGCCTTGACATGTCAATAGGTCTATCTGTCATTATATTTGCTTCTTTTACTGCAGTTTCAAACCAGAATTTTCTTTCTGGAACTGGCATTGTTTTTAAATAACCGTCAAATAAACTACCTACACGTGTTGCAAGGTGTTTGTAACCAATTTTTGGTATTGAGAATATTTTACTTGCATTATTTAATGCTCTGAGTAAGAATTCATACATAAAGGTTAACTTAATGTTTGATTTATATCCGCCAAGGTTTAAGAATTCTGATTTCTTGATTACAGCACCACTTAATTTAAAGTCGGTGTATTGCTGAAGTGCTTTTGCATTCAGATAACCCATTTCACCGTTCTCTCCAACAAACTGTTGTGCCCAAACGGTTTCATTCGTAATCTTAATACCTTCATTTTTTTCGTTGACTTCGATCATCATTGTAAGAAATACATCGATCTCTGGATATGCCTTAACATATATCTCTGCATTCTTAAAAAATGTTAAACCATATTCATCATCAAATTCAAGTACCGAGAAATAATCGGTAGTTATTGATTTTACTCCAAGATTAACTTGTGATTGATAGTCTGTAATACCTTCATTTTTAACAAAGATGATGTTAATACCCTCTGGATATTTAGTCAAAAGACTTTGCTGATAAACTAACATATCAGTTTCTATTGCAGCAGCATAAACTACAAGAATCTGTGGTTTTTCTGCAATTTTTTCTTGTTTCTGTACTGATGCAATTGCACCATCTAACATGCCTGAAACTTGTATGTTATATTCGTGTACTGGAATTATTGTTGTTATATTCATTGTATAAATTTTTATTTTAAAATTATTTTTGTTCTTCAGTTACTGGTGGTAATAATATATCAACGGTCTGTGTTGGTGCTTCAGTTGGTATTGCAATTACTGCTGTTGGCACTATTGGCTGTGGTGGATTAATTGCGCCACTTAAAAGTGCAACTCTCTGATTAATAACATCGTTATAAATTTCAACCAGTCTTTTTTCGCTTGCTTCCTGACTATATTTGCTGGCAATATTACTCATAGTTTCATATAATTCAGGTTTAATTGCATCATCAAGAAACTTAACAAGTACTTCACCTACTAATACTGGAAGATCATAAAAGTTTTCAGTCCAAACGCCAGCACCTTCGACAACTTTAACACCTTTACCAGTTTCGTCTCTTTCAATCATATATTCTGGCATAATGTCTGGTTTGAGACAGATCGGAATAACACCTGCTTTCATACATTCAAGTGGAAAAGTACCAAATGATGAAATTCTATCAATCCATACAGCAGCAAAGTTACCCTGAAGTCTTTTTGCAAAGTCAACCCTACGCATTGGCTGTGGTGGTTTACTCTTTGTCACCATAGGGTCAAAAGTTACCCATGAATATTGAGGATATTTAGCAAAGAATAATTTAACGAGTTTACTGATCTCATTTGCATTTCTTCCTATTACAGAAATAATTGGCTTTTGAGGTACGTCTGTTTTTTCAAAATAATCAGGTATGCCAATGTTATATGTTCTGATATTGTATTTACCAATACCATAAAATGTTTCAAGCCATTCTTTTAGTGTTGGTGATGTGGTGATCACATCATGAATATTAAAGGATGTCCAGTCAGTACCCGGTATCAAAGCACTTGTCATATAATCAGCCGATTGTAACAAGCCAATTCTCACACAAGGTAAGTTTTTGGTCTGCTCCATAACATTTGAATATATGTCAGGAATAACCATCACATCTTCAGGACCGACTGTAAGTTTAGGGTCTGCCATTGATATGTGTTTATGGTTGGTTAATTCTTTTTCAACCCATGCAGGTACTACATAATCTCCTTTTTCTACAAGGACAACTACTTCATATCCCATGTTTTTTACAACTGTTGCATGAAAATAGATTTCATATACACTTGCAGTAGGACTCTGTGATTCAGGTACGCAGAACAAAAATTTTGATTTCTTGTTTGCGATTTTAGCTAAAGATACTTTGATCTTTTCTATTTTTTCTAATTCAGCTTTTTGTGCTTCATTAACTAATAATTCTTCGCTCATTGTTTAATTTATTTTTTATATTTAATTATTTTTTCAAAACTCTTATTGTCAATTAAATCGGCAACTTGTTTTACTTGAATTGACCCTGCTTTTATATTTTCATTATAGGGTCTGGTTATTTTTATTAATTTCTTTCCCCAAGGAATTTTACTATTAAGAATTGCTGGGTCAGTTGTTATTAACACATCCACATGTTGCCACATGTCAGTTGCATAATCAACAAATTTGTAATTTTTAAATCTCATTGATATTTTGCTTAAGAAAAACATTGTTGGCGGTATTGTAAATTTGTTTTCAACTGACAATACTGTAAATTCAACATTTTTCTGATACTGTTCAAGAAATTTATTAACTTGAACATCCATGTTTCTGTACATCATAGGTGCTGCACCAAATATTTCAAAAAGAAAATCCTGATTTACAAAGCGATTATATACTTCTCTTGCCGTTAGCTCTGTTTTTACAGGTGCTTTAAATAAAAAGATATCTGCAGGTGCTTCTCCCAGCTTTTCATCGTGCTGATAATCCAACGGATTAATATCTGGTGGCATATCTTCAGGTTCTTTTAATTCTTTTTCAATTTCTACGGTATCTTTAAATTCATATGAATTGAAATAGTCATATACATATGGATTACCTTTTGGTGTTTTTTCTTCACCAAATTCTTCAATAAAATGTTTATCAAACTGAATCCATTTTGCTCTTAATACTTCATTAATGTCAATACCTACTCTTATTTTATTCATTGTTTCTTTTGTTTTAATATTTCGAGTTGAATTTTCAACTCTTCTTGTAATTTATTTATCATTTCTGTGTGTTCACGAATTAATTCTGTTTCTGTAATATATTTAGGATTAATACATTCTATTCTTGTATCAGGTGCTACCAGTAATTGTGTTGGTAAAACAATAATTTCTCCTTCAAAATTTGTTGGTGTGATTTTTCCAGTTACTTTTTGCATGTAAGTGTCAATATCTTCACTTCTGATGCCACCAATACCAATATATATTACTAAAATTTTTGCTTCCATATTAATGTATTACTTTATATAACATCATTCATTCAAATTATTTTTAGCTACATATGTATATACGGTTTTTAATTAAAAATCTTGAATTATGTTCAAAATTTTTTTTGCAGTATTTATTCAAAACAATAATAAAATATAAAAAATTATAATTATGGGAAACGAATCAGAAAAAACTCAACCTTCAAGAGACAGTATTGCAGCATCATTGGAAAAATATAAAAAACAACATGGTCTTACAGATGATGGTGTGAAAAAAACAGTTGCACCTACGACTATTAATATACCGAGTGCTCCACCTAAAGCAAATTTTAATCAACAAGAATTTGAAAGAACTATGTCACAAGAAACAGACCCTGACTTGATGATGTCATATGAAATAGTACAATTACCCTCAAAAGGTAAATTTTATTCTCATGGTATTTCAGAAGTTAATGTCGAATACATGACTTCAAGAGACGAAGACCTATTAACAACTCCTTCATTAATTGACAGTGGAAACGTAATTACAATGTTGTTAAAACGTAAAGTTAAAACCGCAGGTATTGTTATTGATGATCTTTTGGATGGAGATAGAAACGCAATTATCTTATTCTTACGTACTTCAAGTTACGGTGCAGATTACACAGTACAAGTATCTGACCCAAGAACAGGTATTCCTTTTACAACTAAAGTAGATTTATTAAAACTTCAATATAAAGAACCTGATGAACAACCTGACGAATTTGGTCATTTCAAAGTATTCATACCAATGCGTAAAAAGGATGTTGTAATAAGACTTCTTACTTCTGGTGAAGATAATATACTTCAAAGAAAAGCAGATGCTATTAAAGAAGCATATGGTCAGGACTTGAGTGATTATAGTACAATGAAATTAAAATCACACATTATATCAATTGGTGGTAACACTGATAGATCATACATTGATAAATTTGTTGATGTAATGCCAGCACTGGATGCTTATACTATTCGTAGAAAAATATTAAATGTTAGTCCTGATGTTGACATGGCATATGAATTTATGGCAAAAGATGGTTATAAATTCAAAGCCAATTTAGCTGTGGGCATAGACTTTTTTTTCCCAAGCACTTAGCGGGTGAGTATAAAAAAATGGTCAATGAAGAGATATATATACTGACCAAACACGCTAAGTTTCAAGCAGATTATATCGAAAATCTACCAATATATCGTAGACGACACTTTTTACATTTACTTGAAAAAGAAAACGAAGAAATTGAGAGATTACAGGACGAAGCACAAAGAAAAGCAAGCAGAAAAAGATAATTTGAAAGATCGGATAGTAAAAAATCCGATCTTTTGTATTTATATCTATAATAACAATTCATGGCAAAAAATAGAACAGTTGACGAATATCAAAATTCACTTGAATTATTAAAGAATATTAATTCTCTTGATAATGACAGGGCGAAGAATCAATTGATTATTTCTGAAAGACAAAAGATAATTAATGAATTGTTAGCTGAAGGTGTTTCAAAAGATAGTGAGAGAGGTAAATTATTAACTAAACTTATTGCTGATCAGCAACAAGAAATTACTAATGAAAAGAGTCTTAACACTCAGTTAGAAAATCAAATAAAATCCAGACAACGAAACGTTAGTTTAGTAAAGGATTTAGTTGGTTTGATAAAACAGGAGTGGCAATATCTACAAGAATCTGACAAAACCATAAAAGGCACTATTCTTAGTCTTGGAATGAGTGGTGCAAAAGCAGATTTAATGCGCAAATCATTTGTAGATTCTGCAAAATTTGTTGCAAGATTAGGTGGAAGTCTTGCTGATGTACAATCAATTCAACAGGGATATGCAGATGAAACTGGCAGAGCACGTGCAATGACTGCAAGTATGGTCGAAGATATTACTTTAATTGGTAAAGGTACTGGTCTTGGTATTGAACAAGCAACAAAACTTGGTGCACAATTTGAATTCATGGGTCTTGATGCTAAAAGAAGCATGGATTATGTTCAGGGTATTGTCGATACTTCTGAAAGAATGGGTATTAATACAACCAAAGTATTAAAAAATGTTAGTGATAATTTTAAAAAATTAAATACATATAGTTTTACTGCTGGTGTTAAAGGCATGGCTAAAATGGCTGAAGATGCTGAGAAATTTCAAGTTGATATGAAAGATGCTTTAAGTGCAGCCGATGCAGCAAAAGGATTGGAGAAAGCTATTGATCTTGCTGCAAATTTGCAGATTATGGGTGGTGAATTTGCAAAAACTGACCCATTTGAATGGATGTATTTAGCTCGTAATGAACCCGAAAAACTTACACAGAAAATTTCTGAAATGACCAGAGGTTTAGTTACATTCAAGAAAAATAGTGAAGGTGTATTTGAAAAGTTTATAAGTCCTGCAGACCGTCAAAGACTTGAAAGTGTTGCAAAATCTCTTGGTATTTCAAATGAAGAAATGGTTAAGATTACACAAAGACGTGCTGATCTTGATAAGATGAATCAACAATTGGCTGGTACTGGTTTAAGTGGTCGTGAAAAAGAACTTGTTCAGGGTGCTGCTATTTTTAATGCAAAATCTGGTAAATTTCAAGTTGAAATGGCTGGCACTATGCATGATATTAGTAGTTTAACTGCAGAACAGGCAAAATCATTTGTAAAAGAACAGGCAAGTCTTAAAAGTCGTGCTGAACAAGCATTGACATTTGATCAAACATTTAAAGCTACTATAGAAATACTTAAAGCATCATTATTACCTTTATTAACCACAATTAATAAAGTAATGAGTGTTACAATTAAACCATTAGCTGATCTCGCAACAAAAGGTTGGGGTGGTGCTGTAGCTGCAGGTGGAATTTTATTAACTGCTGCAACAGCATGGAAAATAATAACTAATAGTTTAGGTAAATTTGCGGATAAATATATAACTGGTACTGCAAAAAAAGCAGCAACAAGTACACTTGGTAATATAGGTGGTAGTGCAGCAGGTAGAGCTGAAACAACTATTGCTGAAAAAGCAGGAAAAGGTCTTAGTGGTTTGGCTGAACAACGTAAAGGTATTGGTGCAGGTGCTGCTGCTGCAGGAAAAGGCAAAATGTTTGCTGGAGCAGGTGCTGGTATTGGTGCTGCTGCATTAGGTGTAGGTGCTGGTATAGGTGCTGCTGCTGCAGGTATTAGTTTACTTGCTACAGCAATGGCTAAATTAACTCCAGAACAAGCAAAAACTTTAAATAGTATTGTTAAATCAATAGCACTTGTAGTAGGCATTGGTGCTGCTGCTGCTGCAGCCATTATGATATTTGGTGGTGCATCTACGGCTGCTGCTCCGGGTCTTCTTGCCTTTGGTGGTGCAGTTGCACTTGTTGGTGCAGGTGTTGGTATTGCTGCTGCTGGTATTGGTGTAATGGCTTTAGGTCTTAGTAAATTAGCAGTTTCAGCTAAAGGTTCTGGTAAAGACTTAATGGAAATGGGTGTAGGTGTTGCAGCAATGGCAGCAGGTATGGCATTATTTACTGTTGGTGGTTTAGGTTTAATAGCATTCAGTTTAACTTTAAATAGAATAGCAAAAAATGCAGATGCAATAGCTAAAGTTGGTGATGCATTCAGACAAATTAACACAGTTATGCATGGTAGTAAAGAAGATTTTGTTGCTATTGAAAATGCAGTCAACTCTATTTCAAGTATGAATACAAATGGTGGTTCAGCACTTGCTCAATTAACTACATTATTAAAAACACCATTGAAAGTTGAATTTGCAAATAAAGAAATGAATATAGCAAGTAACATAACCTTAGATATTGATGGTCAAAGGTTTATGAATAAAATATTTAAAAATAAAATTGCAGTAACACATCAGGAAGAACTACGTACACAAAGCGTAAATCAATAATGAAGAAGGTCCGCATGTGGGTGCGGACCTTGCTTTTTTTAACTCATTTCAGAAAATCTCTTGTTTCCTAATTTTTTTCTTTGTAACTTTGACGAGTTTTTCGTTAAAACTCAAAAGGTCTGTCCAGTCGGACAGGAAAGTATTTCACTCTAAACTCTTCATCACTTCTGCGAATTGTTGACAAAGATTACCTTGTTTGTGTTTAACTTCTTCGAATCTAAACAAAACTTGTAACACAGGATAAGAATTTCCAATTTTTTTCAAAATTTGAATCATGAATCAAATATAGTATTTAATATCCTCATTTCAAAGAGTTTTATAAAATATTTCTAAAAATAATTGCATATCAATAAGATTATATTTACTTTTACCAAAAATTAACAATTTTAATTAAAAATAGATAATTATGAATGAAAATGTAAATTCAAATGATGGTTCAATTCAAAATGTAATTGAAGTAAAACAAATTGAAATTAACCAAGAATTAAAAGAATTAATTCAACCATTATCAACAGAAGAATATGCTTTGCTTGAACAAAGTATAATTAATGAAGGTTGTAGGGATGCTCTTATTTTATGGAATAACACAATTGTTGATGGTCATAACAGATATGAAATATGCACCAAACATAATATTCCATTTAATACAACTCAAATGGAATTTGAAAGTATTAATTATGCTATAATTTGGATAATTCTTAATCAATTTGGTAGACGAAATGTTCAAAAATTTGAACGTGGTATATTAGCCAATAAACTTAAAGATACTGAACAAAAGATATTTACGGATAACCAAGAAAAAATTAAGGCTGAAAATAAAGCCAAAATAAAAGAGTTTGATGAAGCAGGTCCGCACACAGGGGCGGACCTTAAAAAACCTTCAATTACTGATGGTCTTGAGAAAAAATTGGTTGTTAAACGAAAAACTGATGAAAATGAAGAAACTATAATTGAACCAATAACTAAAGATTCCCGTGAAAAACTTGCAGAAAAAGCAGGTGTATCATATCACATAATTGAAGATGTAAAGAAAATTCAAGACAGTGAGGATGAATTAATTATTAAAGCTGCAAAAAATGAATCAATTAAAATTACTCAAGCTGCCTTATTGGTTGATAAAGATGTTGACCCAAAAGAATTGAAAAAGGCAAAAGCAGCAATTGAAATAATTTTAAATGAGGCTAATGATAAAACCCAAGAAGAATTAAAAGCTGGCAAGAAGGAAATAAGTGATGTTTTGAGAGAAATAAAAAAGAAAAAGAAATCAAAACAGCTTGAAAAGAAAAAAGAAATTTATATTGAAGAAGCCAAAGCAGTAATGATTGGAGCACCTGAAGTAAGTTTAATGGATGTATGTGATTTTCTTAACACATTTGAAGATGACTCAATTGATTTACTTTTTACCGACCCCCCATATTCAACAGACATTCCAAACATTAGTGAGTTTACAGAAAAGTGGCTTACACTGGCAATTCAAAAAACAAAAAAGACAGGAAGAATGCTCGTGTTTTCAGGTTCATATCCAATAGAAATTCAAGCATTTTTAAATGTATTATTAAAACAGAAAAAATTCATTGTTGATAATCCTTTGATCTGGACATACAAGAATACTTTAGCAAAGACACCTGAAATGCATTATAATCTTAATTATCAAATGATTTGGCATTTATATAGCGATACATCTAAACCATTAGATACAAGAATTACAGAGGAAATGTTTTCCGTACAGGAAGATAATGCACCTGATGGTCGTGTTGGTAATAGACTGCATGAATGGCAGAAATCAGACAAATTATCAAAAAGATTAATCAGGCACACATCAAAATTAGAAGATTTGGTTGTTGATTGTTTCACATGCACAGGTACGTTTATAATTGCAGCCAATACATTAGGCAGAGTCGGTAAGGGTTGTGATATTGATCAAACAAATCTTGATATTGCAATAAGTAGAGGTTGTAAATTGATTATAAAAGAGGTTGAAATACCAGAAGAAGATGAATAACGATGATGAAGATTGGATAGAATCATTAAAGCGTAGTATTGCTGCAATTAAAACTATAATACCGACTGTTTTACCAAAAATAATTAATGGTACTATTAAAGTTATTGAAAAAATACCAGACAGTAAAAATAGAGACAAAGATGATGTTTCTGTTTTACTTGATATATATAGTGGTGTTGATTATCTTAGAAAGGATAATAACGGAATTCAATCAATTGCATCAAGAGCACAATTTGATGGTACATTCAGTTCATTTACAATTAGAGAAAAAAGAGAAACTGGTACAAAAACTGAATTTGAAAAACGAAGTGTTGCAAGAAAAGAAGGATACGAATATCCTAAATTTACCTTACAGGCATATTTTGAAACTAAAACAATATTCAATTTAATTAATGTTGCAATTATTAAGACAGATACACTATATGATTTTATAGAAAAATATCCAGAATTAGTTGATATAAAAAAATCGAATAATGATTTTAAAATTGTTTACTGGAGGCATATTGTTGAAAAATTTGGCACTTCTGTAATTAATATTTACGTGGTTCGGGATGTTTTTGAACGAATATGTCATTATAATGATCAAAGTATATCATTAGAAGAGTATTCAATGAGTCTTTATAAAGTAAAAAATATAAGTCTTTTAAATCCGCCTTTTTAGCCTTTTAAATTTCATGCTTTTTAAATTTATATTACAAGTATTTATTTAAAAAGTATTTAATGGCAGACGATAGTACAAGAAGACAACCACAAACAATTTTTGCTGGAGGCTTAAACACAACTGTTAATCCCAATGAAGCTGGTGGTACATCAAGATTGTTGATTGATTCTCAGGGTATGCGAAATGTCCTTGAGTCAAGAAACTTATATACTCCTGATGTAGAATATCCGCTTAATCCAAATTCAATTCAAAAAGTTGTCAATGCTATTAGTAGCATTGGTTCTGCACTTGCTCCATTTAGTGGCTTTGAATTAAAAAATAGTGTAATTGGCAGGGCAGCAAGTGCTATTGGTAACAGTAGTCCTCTTAGCGAAATTGGTCTTGTAATGCTGGGTAAACAATTTGCAATGAACTCAGCATCACACCTTGAACAGACATACATGCCTACCATTGATTTAAGTGGTTTCCTTAAAGGTGGAAAATTATTTAAAAAGGCTATAGATTATTCAATTACTGTTACACCAAAGACTGGATTTCAAGCATTTCTTCAAAATTTAGTGGGTGGCAGTGCAACCTATAAAAATCCTTTTAATTTTAATCCAACAAATGCTGAAATTATACAGAATACAGGTACTGCTCAGTTAAATTATTTATATACTTCTCTTAATCAAAACATTTATAAACAAGATGATACCACGTTAACAAAATATGGTGTTGTGGCAGGAACTCCGATATTACCAAGAAATATAATAACAGATAACCTGACATATTTTAATTTTAACAGCGATAAAGAATATCCTTATTTAACTTATCATCCATCAGGTATTGCTGCAGTAGATGCAGATTATAATATGAGAGCATCATATACTGCAATGGCTGCAAATGGTCAAGAATATGCACCTGATGCTGATTTTATTCGCAAAAATTTTGGTACAACAGATAAAACAGAAGTTAATTATGCTGTTAAAGATTCATTTAATGATTGGATAGGTACAGACACAGAATTTAGTGATGATGATATTAGAAATAAATTAGTTTGGGGTAGAGACGGTTTAGACCCTGTTGCAAACAAAAAACTTGCTCAATTGCGTGGAGATAGTGACTCAGCAAAGGGACAAATAACACCTGAATCAATAAGTATTTTAAATATAAAAGGCGGTTTACTTGAATATACAAGAAATTTATTAAATGCAACTGAAGGTAATTTTGTTGATATTACAAGAAAAGCATTTAAAAATGGTAATGAACTTGTTGGTTTTAATGGTTCTGGATTATGGAGAGCAAATTATAGTAAATATGCTGGAAATAGTGGTATAAGCGGAAAACAAGGTGTCAGACAACATACTACTTTAGATCAATATGATAAATTTGCAAAAACAATAAGGTTTATGGGTAATCAGGTTTATGGTGGTAATAAAGATTCTGTAATTTATAAAACAGTGTTACCCCGTATTCATCCAACTTTAGATAAGGACGGCAAACCAGACCCAAGAAATCTTATGTTTTCAATTGAAAATCTTGCAATTAGAGTATTAAGTAAAGACACGTATGGCATTATTGATGATGAATTTGGTTCACCAATACCAGCGTGTGAGGTCGGTCCGTTCAATGGACGAATTATGTGGTTTCCACCATATAATCTTGAAATAAATGAAACAGGTACAGCTAAATTTGAGCCAACAATAATTATTGGTAGAAATGAGCCAATGTATAACTATATGAACTCTGAAAGAAGTGCAACACTTAGTTTTACATTACTCGTTGACTATCCACAGCAATTAAAAAACTTTGCAAATAAAACAAGTATGCAAAGAGATATTGCACAGTTCTTTGCATTTGGCGGTGACCCATATGTGGATAAATTTGTATCAATCGAAAATTATCAAATGAAAATTGCAAAACTAACTACAGACATTGAAAAAATTAAAGGTAAAACAGTTCCCGCAGAACCAAATGACATACAACCCGTAAAAATTGATATTGTGTTTCCAAATGATGTACCAACAGTAAATGATAATCTTAGTACAATTTTTGATGCTCTTTATCAAAAATATACATATGAAATAATTGAAGGATTACCTTCTTCAGACCTTACAAGCTGGGGTTTAAATGGTGATGCATTTTTTAAAGTAGGTGTAATTGATAATGGTAAAGTTGATGGAAAACAAACATATATGTTAGACCCAAATACTCCTTCACAATATAGTTTAGTTGCTCTCACTGATGAATTTGGTGATAATGTATTAAATAAGGCACTTTTTGATGTGTTTAATGATGAAAATAACAGAATATCATATAGTGTTTATATTTATGGTGCAGCGTCTAAATTATATTTAGCTGCTGGTGGAGCACAATATAACAAGGCATTAGGTGAAAGAAGAGCACAGGCAGTACAAACATTAATTCAAAAGAAGTTAGCAGCAATGTTTGGACAATCAATTGCTCAAGGCATTGAAGTAACATGGGATACGATTAATGGCGAAAGTGTTGGTGATGTACAGGCAAGTCAGGACAATGCAACAAAAGAAGCAATTCCATATAAGGTAACAAAGCAAGAAAGACATGCTTATATTCAAATTAGAAAAAATAATAGGTCATTACCACCAAAGAAAGCTGATTTAAATTCAACTGATACAACAAACATACTTAAATTACAGGCAGAAATTGAAGCAGCAAAGGTTCAGATGCAAAAAATAAAAGACAATCAGTCTTGTGTTTATAAAGAAAGAGGCAGTGACGCTTCAGTAAATACCGCAATTCTTCATGGTTTTGATTCAATCAGTGGCAATTATTTTTATCCAGTATTTCACAGCCAGACACCAGAAGATTTTCATAAAAGATTGACTTTCTTACATCAGTGTCAAAGACAAGGTGCTGCAAAAAGATGGAATAGTCCAGTAAGCGGAGAAAATAGTGCAATGGCACGAAACTCAGTATTTGGTCGTCAGCCAATATGTATTCTCAGGGTAGGTGACTTTTTCTATACTAAGGTTATTATTGAGAATTATACTATTGATTATTCTGATACTACTTGGGACATGAACCCAGAAGGTTTTGGTATGCAACCAATGCTTGCTAAAGTTACTTTACAAATGAAGTTGATGGGTGGTCAATCGTTGAAAGGTCCTATCGATGCACTGCAGAATGCTGTTTCATTCAACTACTATGCAAACTCTTCATTTACAGATGCTGGTATGTATCAATTACCTTCAAAACAAGCTGATTTACAAGAATCGTTTATTAAGGATATATTGACTGCAGAACAGGCACAGTTAACTAAAACATACGATGAAAGTACAGTAAAAGCAGTTACTGCAGCAATTATAAATAATGGTTTACTTTTACATTAATAGAATATGCCAAATACAGATTACGACAGATATGCAATATTAAAAAATGGTGATGGTACAATTGATGAAATGCCATTTGTTAACTTGCCGATAAATCCAAGCGACAAATATGAATATTGGAATTCGGAGTTCAGTAGGATGGATAAACTTAGTCAAAAATACTATGGTAATCCATTTTATGATTTTTTTATAATGTATGCTAATGGTAGCTTTGCAAGTGAATTTGATATACCAGACGGTACATTAATCAGAATACCTTTTCCATTGGTAAAGGTTAAAGGAGATTATGAAGCGATTTTAACCGCATTTAAAAAACAATAACCCTTGACAATTTAATTAAAAATGATTATGTTTGCAGTTATTAATAATTGCATGCATGAAAAATAATATTATCGTAGTTTTTTCCTCACATTTATCAGAGGAAGAAAATCAAAATTTTATTAAGCATATAGATGACACAATCGGTGTTAAACATCAGACTGTATGTTATACCAACTTCAATCAGTTTAGTCTTAGCGATGTTTACAACAGAGCCATAAAAGAATACAATACTCCTGAATCGATTATGGTATTTTGTCATAATGATATTACAATTAAAACCCGTACTTGGGGAAGATTGTTATTAAGTAAATTTAATAATTCTCAGTTTGCTATTATTGGCGTTGCTGGCACAACATATCTTCACGAGAGTGGTCAATGGTGGGCAGATAGAACAAAAATGTATGGTGTTGTTGAACACACCGATGGAATGAATGTCTGGGTAAGCGAATATGCAATACCAATTAAAGGATATACCAAACCAGTCGTATTGGTTGATGGTGTATTTATGGCGGTTAATTGCGACAGACTTGAACATCAGTGGGATGAAGAATTTAAAGGATTTCACTTGTATGATTTAGCTTTTTGTGTTCCTAACTACCTTGATGGTTGTGAAATTGGTGTTACAACCGATATAAGAGTACTACATCAGTCAGTGGGCATGACAAACCAGCAATGGGAAGACAATAGAATACAATTTGCAATGAAATATAAAGACGAATTGCCACTTTATTATTCGGCAGGTGATGTTGATAATATTCTTATTAACATTATAACAAGAACACACAACAGAGCAGAAAATTTTAAAATTTGCAGAGAATCTATTATAAAACAAACATATAAAAATATTAATCATATTGTAGGTACGGATACTGAATGCAATTACTATGATGCAATTAAAGTGCCACCACAAGAAGTTCAACAACCTCAGTTAATGCCTGAATATGGCACATATCCTGCTCCTTGGAATTTATCATTAAATGAATTAGCAAAAGAAGTTAAAGAAGGTTGGGTAATTTATGTTGATGATGATGATATGTTTAGTCACCAAAATGCACTTAAAATTATTGTAAATAACATTGATAATGACAATCAGATTTTGCTTTGGAGAGTAAATATAAATAACGGTTGGATAGTTCCAAATGATATAGCTTTTGGAAGAAAAATTGAAGCAGGAAATTTTTCAGGAATTGGTATGATGTTTCATAGTAAACATTTACCAGTTGATTGGGGTTCATGGAGTTATGGTGATTTTAGAGTAGCCAGCCAATTGTTAGCAAAAAAATTAAAACCAAAATGGATTGACCTTGTTTTAACTCAAACACAGGGAAGACCAAATAATGGGAGAATGCCAGCAGAATCAATATAATTTGTATTTATAATAAAAGAAAAATGACATCAGACAGCAGATTAGTTGATATTTATATGGCTTCATTGTGGCGACAGGGGCATATGGTAATAACCATTAAAAGTTTATTACAAAATCCAGAATTTGGAACAGCTACAATTTCGTGTAATAATTATACTAATGAACAATGGGAATTGGTTAACAAAGAATTAAATGATTCAAGAATTACTTTACATAGAACCAACAATGAAAAGGGAAGTAATGAAAAATTAAAATTTATTGGTGTTGGAAATAATTACTATATTTGTTTAGCAGATGATGATCTTATATATCCACCAGATTATTTAAATAAATTAATTGCTGGATGCGAAAAATATAATTCGCACGTTAGTTTACATGGAGTTATTTTAAATAAAGGAATAATTAATAGTTACTATCACGACAGAACAGTTTTTAGAAGTTTGGGTACTGTTGATAAAGATACCGAAGTTGACATTGTTTCTAATTGTGGTTCATTATTTAAAAGAAATTTTTACAATGATTTAGATAAATGGTATGATTTTGCTGGGTCTGTTAGCATGGATGACATATATGTTAATTATTTTGCAAAAAAGAATAAAATAAAAAGAGTTGTTTTAGCACATAATGCAGATTATTTAAAACATAAAGTACAATATCCTGAAGATGATTATGTTTTTAATCGTTATGCACTAACTGGCAATGATCAACCGCAAACTGAGTTCATTAATAAGTTTTTTAAAACAATAACACCAAAAGTAAATATTATAATAAGAGCATTTAATCGTTTAGAATATACATCATTAACAATTCGTGAAATTGATCGTCTGGCTGGATATAATAATTATAAAATGATTGTTATTGATAATAAGAGTACTGATGGCACAGGACAATGGTTAAAATCCTTAGAAAAAGAAGGTTACTACAAAATAAAACCAATTTATTCTAATGAAAATCTTGGTGATTTTGGTGGTACAAAACTTGGTTATGAAAATCTTGACCCTGATTGCGAATATACAATGCAATGGGATAACGACTGCCCTCCAATAACACAACATTTTTTAAGTAAAATGGTTAAGATTATGGATGCTTTTCCTAAGATTGGTCAGTTGATGCTTAAGAGAGAAGGGGTTGGTGGTGTAATACCAATTAATAATAAAATTGATTTTGAAGGCACTATATTTGGTGATGCACCAACAGTGACTTGTGTAAATATGCAGAGAAGAAAAATAGTTGAAGAAATTAATTCTTGGATAGTTGATGAATCTCAATATTGGGATTTTAATTTGAATGCTGAAATGCGTAAGCGTGGATATGAATTAAAAAAGATTGAAAATATTCGAGTGGCACATATAGATACTTATGGTACATTGGAAAATAATCGTCAAATTGTAAAATATCCGCTTTATACTAAAAATAGACCAACTGCTGGCGGTAAAATAAATTTCAATACGGTGAATTATAATGATTAATTTATTATGAAACGAGAAAATTGGAGGGTTAAATTAAAGGAGGTAACAAAAAA